AACGCACTAGGTGAAAAAGCCATAAGTAAAAGTAACATCTATTCAAACTGGACATTCTTACCACACCGACCCGCTCGCTTTACTGAATTCATATACGGGCTGGATTTTGGTTATAACCACCCGCTTGCATTAATGCGCATTTACTGGCACGAAAAGGACATCTTTATAGAACCAGTCATTTACGAAAGCTACCTAACCACCGCGAACCTAATAGAAAAGCTAGCCAGTCTAAACATAGAGAAACACGCCGACATAGTAGCCGACTACGCCAGACCCGAAATAATAGCCGAACTTAATAACGCTGGTTATAACGTACTGAACGCAAACAAGGCGGTTAAGAAAGGACTAGACGCGGTTAAGTCGTTCGGGGTTTACGCACAAGAGCATGAAGCCCTAAAGAAAGAATACCAAAATTATAAGTGGAAAAAGGTAGGGGACACCATCCTAGACGAACCCGTAAAACTTTGGGATGACGCTATGGACGCGACACGCTACGCGGTTACCTACATTAAAGAGCAATACTACACCGACGACAGCTACTTTGCTTTTTAGAACCTAAACAAACACGAATTTTAATATAGTTATGGCACAATCAATAATAGCACAACCGCAAAGAATCATGCCCGCTTACAATCCTATTAGGTTTATAGTGGATAGCACCAACAAAAACAAAACTGGATTCCGTTACATTTACGAAGTATATAGCGGCGCGACCTTACTAGGAACGTTCAAGGTATTACCGACCTATTCAACTGGTTACGGTGAAATAGACCTATCTAAATTCCTTTCGAGTTATGTAAGCTGGGACTTTGACCCTAGCGTAACTCTAGACAAAGCCGCGCCGAATAGTTATAAGAACTACCAAGTAAATATAGGCGAAGAATATTTGTACGAAATTACCTACACGTCTGCGCTAACCAACAGCGGTACGAATACACGAATTAACGTAGCTAACATCTTTCAAGTAGGCGACCAAATAAACATAACACAAAACGATGGCGGTACGGCTAACCCATTACTAGAGGGACTACACACAATAATAGCCGTGTCGGGAACTTGGATTGACGTTAACGTCCCTTTCAGTTCAATTACTAACGTGAATATAGACGGCGTTATTAACTACGCGAATCAACAAAAGGTAGTGACATACAATATAACCACTATTACAAACCTAAGAGTCTTTAACGGGGCGTTTACGTGGGTCGACTGGGTTACGTACAATTTTAACGACTACACACTAGACGGCGTTACTAAGCAATGGCTAACGAACCAGCCAAAGACGGACTTTTATTGTACACTAGGACAAGACCTATTTCTAAACGCAAGAGCTGTAGTAGGTAAAAAGATTTACTTTCAAAATAACGACGGCGACACGTACAGCAAAAACGTAGTGAATAACGATTCGATAGTAAGCGTAGCTGTAGGCTGTAACAATTACGGCGCATTGACGCCTATTACTGGCGTGCTACCAATGTTAAAAGACGATACAACCTATTATGATTTTTGGTACGAAGACGCGGGACAGAAGTCCGTTAAGTATAGAGTAAACATAGACAGACGCGTACAAATTAACGAGTACCATATTTGCTTCTTGGATCGTTTAGGGTCATTCTCTAGCTTTGCATTTCAGCTAAAGAGTTACGAACGAGGCGACGTTACACGCGACGAATTTAACAAAGACGTACAAGGCTACGTTAAAGCGGGTGCATGGAATTACAACTATGAGGAATTCGGATTTAACACGTTCAATATTAACGTGACTAAGACGCTAGAGTTAAACACCAACTGGATGACTCAAAACATGTCGGACTATTTCCAAGAACTTATAACATCACCTCAAACGTTTTTAAAGTTAGTCCAATACGTAACGACAGAAGACGGCGAACTAGTCCTAGATGAAGACGGATGCCCTATACACGTCGCAGAAAGCACGGCTTACGTTCCTTGCATCGTACAAAACAACAGCTTTGAAGTCTACAAACAACGTAACAAGCACCTAATCAAACAAAGCATTTCAGTTAAACTAGCAAACAACGACAACGTAAATGGTTAATAACGTAAAAATAGTCTTAGAGACTGGCGTACTAGACGTGCGTCAAGACGTACAATTTCCCCTCAACTTTTCAGTAGGGGACATACGCGACATATCAAAGCGTAGCGGTACGTTTAGTAAGACGATTGTACTAGCTGGGACGGATAACAATAACCAACTATTAAACCACTATTACGACGTTAATATTAGCGCGGGAACGTTCGACATAACTAAGTTAACTAAATGTCAAGTCGTACAAAATAACGTAGTCATTTTAGACAATGCGCTATTGCAGTTGGTGAATGTAAACAAACAGCAGTTGACGGACGCACATGAACAAGTTGTTAACTACGAAGTATTAATAAAAGACACGAAAGCCGAACTATTTACAACAATGAATAGTAAGGAACTAAACGACCTAGACTTTTCAGACCTTGACCACTTCCAAACAAGCGCTGGAATTGTTTCGACGTTTAACAATACGATAGCAGACGGGTACAAGTACGTGTTACCTTATTCGACCACAAACACGAATAACTACCACATAAGGAAAATGAAGCCCGCTATCTATGCTAAGACTTATTTTGACCGCATCTTTAGCAACGCTGGCTACACATACCAGTGGGACGATATAGTACAAGCTAGGTTTGATAAACTTTTAATTCCTTACAACGGCGACGAAAACGTAATAGACTGGAACGACTTTAAAGTAAAAGCGGAAAATTCCTTTAACACTTCTGTTGCGCAGTCTTTTAGTTTTTTTATTCCATTTCAACAAGTGATAACTGGATGGACTGAAACGCTAGACGCCCAAAACATATTTAACCCTACGACGGGATTTTATACCGCACCAACAAACACCGATCCTTTAGCTTCGCAGTCTTACGAATTTAATTTTACAATTACTTACGAAATAGAATTTGATAACCACAACGCGAACCCAGCTAGGATTTATCAATTTACCAATGGTAGTTACACGCCATCTTCGGCAACTTTTAGCCCGTATCTTAAAGCGCTTAACCCCGTTACCATAGGTACAACCGCAGCACTAAACCCAGTTGTTATAAATAATTTTATACCTTCTGGCGTTTCTACGTTTGGCACTTATTCAAATTCAGTTATCACTAGTCCGTCTGGCTATATTACTACTGGCGACATTTTGAAAATGGCTGTCGGAATAGATTCTACAATGAACAACGGCGCCTATAACTGGCGAACTGCTGGCGGTTCTTCGGCTTTGGTAGACGTTAATATAAAGGTTTTAGATATTAAAGTAGAAATAGTTCCTAATAGTAACACGGCTGTTATTAGTGGGTTCTTAAATATGAACGAATACGTACCGCAAAAGATTAAACAAGCGGACTTTGTTAAGTCTATTTTTCAAATGTACAACCTATTTGCAGACGTAGACCCAGAACAACCGAATAACATTATTTTAAGACACCGCGACGAATACTACGACAACGGCGCGCAGAAAGACTGGACGTATAAACTAGCAAAAGACCGCGAACAAAACCTAGAGTTTTTGCCAGACGTTACAAACAAACGTTTAATACTAACCTACAAACAAGACGAAGACGAACCGAACCAATTGTACTACCAAAGCACGGATGAAATATACGGGCAACAAGAATATATTTTCGATTCGGAATACGTACGCGACATAGACACAAAGGAAATAATCTTTAGCCCTACACCCATAACAAAAACTAGTTTCGGGGCTATCGTTCCAATGATTGACGGACAAGCGCCTAAAACTAACATAAGAATACTTTACGACGGCGGCGAACAGCCGTGCGGACTATGGAACTTAGTATCTAACGGGACAACGGGAACTTTTAACATAGGAACTTACCCAGCTATTACCCATTTCGACGATGCGAACACACCAACGTTTGACATTAATTTCGGAACGTGCGACTTTTACTATTACAACCCAGCGACACTTACTAACAATACTTTGTTTAACATGTATTGGCGTCGTACGATCAATCAAATAAACGTCGGTAAAATGCTTACGGCATTCTTTAAACTAGACGAACGCGATATACATAGTTTAAAACTTAACGACAAAATACGTATTGACAACAGCTGGTGGAATATTAACAAGGTTATAGATTATAACGCGGGTTTAAACCAGTTAACAAAAGTCGAACTAATAAGCGTAGACACTGAAATAGATTTAGCGCCGTTTCAAACGTCTAACGGATATACAGCACCTAGCACAACTACCAGCGTAGCTTTAACTTCTGTTATGTCGTCGGCAATGCAAACGAATAACGTAATTCTAGCGGGTGCAAACGTAGCCATTTACGGGACGCGTAACATGGTAGCGCAGAACGTTAGGGGAATGATTATAGGCGACGAAAACACGTTAAACGAAGACGGACTAATAACGCCACGAATTAACGGCGTAGCTACGCAAGTAAGTGGCTATATTGCTAACCTAACCCAAACGGGAACGAACGCACCAGAAGCAAACGTTTTCACTGGTCAATTAGTTACATGGACTAGAACGGGGGCTGGTGAATACTTAGGTACGCCAGAAACGCCTTACGACTTTTCTGCGACTTACGTAATGATTAACAACGTAAACCATGATCACTTAACAAGTGCGTACATAAACACGGACGGCAACATAGTAGTAGTAACATGTAATACTAGCGGACACGCACACGAAGACGACATTTTAAATAATAGTACACTAGAAATTCGAACCTACTAAAAAGGTAATATAGTTATGAATGAAGTAACGATACCACTAAAGCTAACGGGCGTCGGTTCGATGAAAGCCGAACTACGCGCCTTAAAAGCTGAAATAGCAAACGCTACAGACCCAACACAAATGGAGGCACTCGCAATGAAAGCGGGTGAACTATCGGACAAAATAAAAGACGCTAACGACGCGGTAAACGTTTTCGCTAGTGGTTCAAAGTTTGAACAAGTAAGCAACGGCTTAGGCGGTATTAAAGATTCATTAATGAGTCTAGACTTTGAAGAAGCTAGTAAGAAGTCGGAGGCATTTTCGCAGAACTTAGGCAAATTAAGCCAGACAGATATAAGCGGGGCGCTTAAAGGTTTGACGGGAACCGTGAAAAATATGGGGACAGCCTTTGTAAAGTTAGGGGTTCAAATATTAACTAATCCTTTGTTTCTTATGGTAGCGGTTATTACTGCTATTGTGGTGGCTATTGGTGTGTTCTTAAATAAAATAGGTGTATTAGGCAAGGTTATAGATACTTTAATGGCGCCCATTAACGCAATTATTGACGGGTTTAAAATGCTTACGGACTGGTTAGGTTTAACAAGTTACGCAGCAGAAGAAAACGCGGAAAAAATAAGCAAAGCAAACGAATCTATTATTGAATCTAGTAAGAAAAGAACCGAATCTTTAGGCGCATCTTACGACTACGAAATAGAAAAGGCTAAGATTAACGGAAAAGACACTACTAAACTAGAACTAGACAAGTCGAAAGCCCTAACAAATGAAGCGAAATTAAGACGCGACAGACAAGTAAAAGAACTCAAAGCGTTAAACGCTGTAGCCAGCGACGAAAATAAAGAACAACGTAAGAAACTACGCGACTCTATTAACGCGGAAAACATTACAATCCGTCAAGGATCCCGCGAACGCATGTTAATTTTAATGCGTGAAACCGCAGCTAAACGCGAGGAGTACAGAAAGCAAAGAGAAGCCGCGCAGAAAGCCGCAGAAGAAGAAGCAAAAGCAGCAGCACAAGCCGCAGCAGATGCAGCACGAGAAGCCGCAGCACGTTGGAAAGAAAAGAAAGACGCTATTAAAAAGGCGACAGAAGACATTCAAAAAGAAATTGCTTCTGCTAACAAGTTACTAACCGATTCAACTAAAACACAACAACAAGTAGAAGTTGACGACGTAAAAGTTAAATACGAGGCGTTAATAGCAGAAGCTGTAAAGTACAAACAAGACACAATCGCACTAGAGAAAGCAAAGCAATTAGAAATTGATAAAATTAACAAAGGCTATACAGACGCAGAAATAGAAAAGCAAAAGAAAATTGACGACGAAAAACTAGCCGACCAGAAAAGACAAGCCGACCAGTTAAAAGCGTTTAACGATGCCGAACTATTAAAGTCCGAAGAACTAGACGAACAAATTTACCAGTCTAAACTTAGCGCACAACAAAAGGAACTAGAAACTAATCAATATCATTTCGAAGAACTAAAGGCGCAGTACGAACGCTACGGAAAAGACACAACCGATTTAATAGCTAAGCAAAAAGAAGAAGAAGACAAAATTAACGCTAAGTACGCACTAGCAGAAATCGACAAGGCTAAAGGTATACGTGATTCAAAGATTCAATTTACCCAAGACATTGCAACGGGTATAGGCGCTATAGGCGAAATGTTTATAAAAGACCAGAAGAAACTAGAGAAATTCAACAAAGCGCAAGCCCTAGTTCAAATCGGAATTGACACGGCTAAGGCTATCAGTTCGTTAGTTGCTATGTCACAATCTAACCCGCTTAACGCGGTTACTGGTGGTACGGCTGGGATTGCACAATACGCCAGCGGTATCTTACAAATTATAACCAACGTAGCAAAAGCAAAAAGTTTGTTATCAAATCCTAGCGGGTCTGTTTCTGGTGGTGGCGGTGGTGGCGGTGGTACTGAATCCACTACTAGCGTTACACCTATTTCACCAGCCGTACAAATGTACGGACAAGGTAACAACTTGAATACTGCGGGCGGTCAAGGTTCGGTTAACTCTAATCAAAATATGGTTGTTACTGCTGTCGTTAGTGAAACGGACATAACGAACACACAAAACAAAATAGATAAAATCAAAAAATCTGCGGAACTATGACAAGCTACCAAGCACTAATAAACGAAATAACAGCGTTTTACGATAACCATATTCAAGTAAAAAAGGTAGGGTCTGACTTTAAAGAACAGATGTTTAACTTTGCAACTAAAGACGAAAAATATCCTATTGTTTATATAGTGCCAGTAAGCGCTTTGCCGACTGAAAACACGAACGATTTTACTTTAGAAATATATTGCTTTGATATAATCCAAAAAGACCGCGCTAATATTAACGTAATCCTTTCAGATTGCCAGCAAATTCTATACGATCTATACACGTACTTTATTAACTCTAATAACTACGCCTTTGACGTTATTGACATTCCTAGCTTTACGCCGTTAAATAACGATTTACTAGACTATTGTGCGGGCTGGGTTATGACTGCGACCTATTCAGTAAACAACTGGACAGACTGCGCCGTACCTTTAAAAGGAAACTAAACACTAATTAAAATTAATATAGTTATGAGCAGTAATTTAATAGGAGAATTAGCGGGCAATATGGGAACTTTTGTAGTAAACACTACAGCAGAAGTAACTAAAAACGTAGACGCTATCGTAGTGCTAGAAGACACTATTTTTACCAGCATTAAAGTAGCTGGAACGGACGCAAAAAGTACATACATACAAGACGCTAGTTTGGCTGTTAAGGCTGGAACTATTTTAACGCCTATTAACGATTTACAATTTAGTGGCGTAAAATTAACAAGCGGTTCTGTAGTTTTAGTTTTAGGGTAATATGTACGGCTTCGCTATTTCACTTTATAATACAACGCGCTGGCTTTATAGTCAAGGTTCTAGCTTGTTTGTTTTTAGAATAACCGAAAACACGGACGCACGAATAACAGAAAATAACGACAAATTAATCATTGAATAAATGGCAAATATTAAAATAAGTCAATTACCAGCGAAAGGCGCTAACCTAGCTTCTACAGACTTAGTAGAAATTTCCGAGTTTAACGGGTCTGGTTATGTTTCGAAATCAATTACGGGTCAAGAAATTATAGACGCGGCTAGTGGTGGTTCTGGTGTAACAGACGTAACAGCTACAGCGCCGTTAAGTTCTACGGGTGGTAGTACACCAGACATAGCAATTACGCAAGCTGGCGCAGCAGACGACGGATATTTAAGTACTGGCGACTGGAACGCTTTTAACAATAAACAAGATGCGCTATCTAGTGGGGTTAACATTAAAACAATCAATGGGAGTTCGGTTTTGGGTTCGGGTAACTTGACAATAAGTGGAGGTTTACAAGGATTAAACAATGTCAACGGATATTTTCCATCAACAGCTTATGGAGTAGATGCTTCTATATGTGCTGCTAATGTCACAACTCAAGCAACAACAGCCAATACTTTATATTTATATCCATTTATTCCAAATAAAACAATAACATCTGTTAGTTTAAAAATACAAGTAACAATATTAGGAGCGGGTGTAAATTGCCGTATCTTAATTTATTCGGATTTAAATGGATTCCCTAATACAAAGCTTTATGAAAGTGCCAATTTAGATTGTTCTACAATTGGAGTAAAAACTGCAACAACTGCTCAAACATTTAATGCGGGTACTACTTATTGGTTAGCTTTACATTCAAGTGGAGTGACTACATTAAGCCATATTAATAGTTCTGCTGCAACACCTTTATACCTTACTAATGTTGGAAGCAATTCAATCACTCAATATACATCTACAATAGCATTTGGTTCTGCACCTTCTACTTATACATATAGTAGTCAAAATACTGGTGCAATCCCAAAAATAGTAATTAATTTATCTTAATATTATGCCACAAGTAAGAAACGAAATTTACGATGATAACGGACTAGTAAGCGTTGAGTTTATAGAAGTAGACGAACCAACTACAGAAGAATTAATTGCACAAAAAGAAGCTGAACTGCTAGCTATGTACAATGAACTTAAACAATTAAAAGGCGAATAATGGCATACGCTAACAACGGGGTTTTCAATATCAAATATAAGACGCGTAATAAAATAGCGCAGACTTTACGCCGTATAATTGCAGATGAAACGCTAATTGACACGACCGCGCTTTACGACTCCGTAAGGATTAATGCACAGATTCCCGCACTAGGTGAATTGGAAATACAAATTTTAGCTATGTATTATTTTGGTTACCTAAACAATGGAACCGAAAAAATGGCGGCGTTTGATTTATGCGCTAAGTTAACAGAAGCCCTACAAAATAACGGAACGACACAAGAAATATTTCAACAATACACGGAATGGATGGCGCAGCGTTACCCTATCTTACAAGTTGCTAATATCTTAGGACAAAAGAATAGTATTATTTATACATTCGAACCGATAGGCGGCGAGTTCAACTGGGATTTAAAATTTCGGGGTTTCTAAATAACCCATTTCTTTACGCATAGATAACATATTAAAGACAAATATTAAAGGCAATTTGCCTATTTCTTCTATTTTGGTTAGGTCACCTTCGCAAAGGTCAAACAATAAAGCCTCCCAGCCCCACTTTTTAGAACGCTTACCTTGTTCTTTTTGTTCTAAACTAGCTTTATAGTCTTCTATAGAGTCGAAATCTTTAACGTCTAGCTGTTCTTCGTCGTCTTCGTCGTCTGTTTCATTGAACAAATTTTCGTATTTATTCATAAAGTCTTCGCGGTACTTCATGTAATCCGTTAAAATGCCGTAAACATCTGTTACATTTAGGTCGTCGAATAGTTCGTAACGATCAAACGGACTAAATATATACGGCTCAAACTCTACATTTTGCCACTTGTCCGCGTCTACGCGTCTATAAAATACACTAGCTATGTGCGAAATGTGGT